GTGGTGTGGCGGCTCCTCGGCCCCGCGGCCCTGAGGACCGCCACACCACCAGGGGGTGAGCGCCGTGGCGAAGGGCGACCCGCGCGGGACGCAGGTGTTCCGCCGGCTGACGGCCGAGGTGGTCGACGACGAGCCGGTCTGCTGGCTGCGGCTCAAGGGCTGCACGTACTGGTCGACCACGGCCGACCACGTCATCCCCGTGCGCGACCGGCCGGACCTCGCGCTGGTGCGCGCGAACCTGCGGGGCGCGTGCCTTGCATGCAACCGTCGGCGTCGAGCTCGACCGGTCGGCGCGCTCATCACGAGCGAGGCGCTCAGTTTTTTCGAGTGACGCGCGCGCTTCCTGCAGCACTCACGCGGTGTCTCTCTCCCCGCAGTGCCCACGTCACGGTAAGGAGGGCCCGCGGTCATGGCGGTCACGGTCACGTGCGGCCAGTGCGGCGAGTCATTCGAAGCCGAACGACGCACCAGGAAGTACTGCGGCGACAGGTGCCGGCAGCAGGCGAAGCGCCGCGTGCCAGCCGAGGTCGCCGAGGCGATCGCGCCCGGACTGCCGCAGCTCGTCGCGCTCACGCGCAAGGAGCTCGAGCAGCTCGGCAAGGTCGACACGGTGCTCGGCGCCCAGGCGCTCACCGTCGCCGAGCGCATGACGTCGGCGAAGGACACCGGCTCGGCGATCGCCGCGCTCTCCCGCGAGCTCGACCGGATCATGCTCCGCCTCCGCTCCGGCGCGAAGTCGCAGGAGGACGAGGTCGCATCGGCCAGGAGGCGGCGTGACGAGAAGCGGCGGCAGGCGTCCCAAGCTCGCGAAGCGTAAGAACCCTGCGGCCTGGTGTCACGAGGTCGAGTACGTCTACACGCTCGGCCCCGAGGTCGTCGACGTCGTCGTCCCGACCGGGCTGATCCCCGACGAGAACCAGGAGTGGATCCTCGACCAGACCTTCGGGTTCTACGCCGACGGTCGCCCGGCCGCGTTCGAGGTCGACCTGATCGGTCCCCGGCAGAACATCAAGACGAGCTCGATCATCATGATGGAGATCGGCTGGCTGTACGTCACCGAGGAGCCGTTCATCCTCCACACGGCGCACGAGCTCGATGCCGCCGAGGAGGCGTTCATCGACATCCGCGCCCGGATCGAGGAGACGCCGCAGCTGGCGAAGTACCTCGACCCGACCGTCGGCAACCGCGACCACCGCGGGTTCTTCATGGGCAACGGGTCATGGGAGATCCACCTCCTCGGCGGCACCCGGCTCAAGTACAAGGCTCGGGGCAAGGACGCCGGCCGAGCGCTGGCCGCCGACAAGCTCGTGCTCGACGAGGGGTTCGCTCTGCAGCCGTCCATGGTCGGATCGCTGTACCCGATCCTCACCACGATCCCTGACGCCCAGGTCGTCGTCGCGTCGTCAGCCGGCAAGCTCTACTCCGAGGTCCTGCGCGACCACCGCAAGCGCGGCCGCGGCAAGCTCTCGCCCAGGCAGTTCTACGCGGAGTGGGGCGACCGCAACCCCTGGAAGGGATGCAAGTCCAAGGCCTGCTCGCACGCCAAGGGTTCCGTCGGATGCGCACTCGACGATGAGGACCGGTGGGCGCAGATCATGCCCGCCTGGGGTCTGCGGGTGTTCCCCGAGACCATCCGAGCGATGAGGGACGCGATGCCGCCGTTGGAGTTCGCACGCGAATTCATGGTCTGGTGGGAAGACCCGCCCGACGAGGACGGCGACGGCGGCGCGATCGACATGGCGAAGTGGAACCGCCTGCACAACCCGGCCGCGAAGAAGATCGACCAGGGCACGGTGTACGTCGCCGTCGCGCACGACCGCAGCAAGGCGTCGATCGGCGTCGCCGGCCCCGGCACCGACACCGATCGCCTCGTCATGGTCACCACGCGGGACGGGTGGGAGTGGGTCGTCCCCGCGCTCGAGAAGCTGCGGAAGAAACAGCGCATCGCCGGCAAGCCCGCGCTGCAGCCGAAGTCCGCGGCGTCGGTCCTCCTGCCGGCCCTCAAGACCGCGGGCATCGAGTACCAGCCGGTGACCGACGTCGACGTCGCCCGTGCCACCGCCGCGTTCATTGAGATCGTCCACTCGAAGCGCAAGCAGCTCGAGCACCTCGCCCAGCCCGAGCTGGACGCCGCGGTGCGCAACGCCGTCACCAGGTTCTCCGGACAGCTCGAGCTCTGGGAACTCCGAGACCGAACCATCGACATCTCCCCGCTCGCCGCCGCCGCCGGCGCCGTCGACATGTGGGACCTGACCGCCGACTACGACGTCGAGGACTCGTTCCTCTGAGAAGGGAGGGCCCGTGCTCACGATCGCCCTCGAGCTGTTCGCCGTGGCCTGCTTCGCCGCCTTCGCCTTCCTGGTCTGGTGGCCGCTCGTGCTCCTCGTCCTCGGAGCCGCCGCCGTGCTGATCGCGTGGGTGCAGTCGTGAGCCTGCTGTTCAAGCGCGCCGGCGGCCTGACCGCGGCCGACCTCCTCGCCGAGCGCGGTGCCGCGCGCCGCGGCTTCGGCCGGATCTCGCGCGACAAGGCGATGCGCAACTCGGCCGTCTGGGCCTGCCTGCGCCTGCGCGCCGACCTGATCTCCTCGATGCCCGTCGACGTCTACCGTCGTGCCGACGGCGTCCAGCTGGAGGTGACCAAGCCGCCCGTGTTCGTCCGCCCCGGCGGCGCCGACGGGATCCTGTGGAACGAGTGGGTCTACTCGAGCGAGGTCGACCTCGACTCCCTCGGCAACACCGCCGGCGTGATCCTCGAGAAGGACGCCAACGGCCTGCCCGTCGTCATCGAGCTCGCCGACATGGACACCGTGTCGTTCATCGGGCGTGGGGGCCGGATCGAGAAGGTCCGCATCGGCAGCACCGAGTACAACCCACAGAACATCTGGCACGAGAAGCAGTACACGCGCGCGGGCTGTCCCGTCGGCCTCTCGCCGATCGCCTATGGCGCGGCGGTGCTCAACACCCACCTCTCCGCCCAGGAGTTCGCGCTCGACTGGTTCGGCAACTCGAGCGTGCCCGGCGGCCACCTCAAGAACACCGCGAAGACCCTGAACAAGGCGGAGGCCGCGAAGGTCAAGGAGAACTTCAAGGCCACCGTCCAGGCCGGTGACATCTGGGTGTCCGGCATGGACTGGGAGTACTCGATGCTCTCCGCCAAGGCATCCGAGTCGGCCTTCCTCGAGACCATGGGCGCGACGATCCCCGACATCTGCCGCTTCCTCGGCGTGCCGGCCGACATGATCGACGCCGAGTCCGGGGGCAAGTCGATCACCTACGCCAACATCACGCAGCGCAACCTGCAGCTCCTGGTGATGAACCTCGGCCCCGCGGTCCAGCGACGTGAGCAGGCCTGGTCTTGGGGCCTCCTGCCGCGGCCGCGGTACGCCAAGCTCAACACCGACGCCGTCCTCCGCATGGACGTGAAGTCGCGCTACGAGGCCTACAAGGTCGCGATCGACTCCCGGATCCGCGTGCCCAGCGAGATCCGCGCCCTCGAGGACCTCCCGCCCCTCACTCCCGAGCAGCTCGCCGAGTTCTCGATCTTCTCCAAGGCCCCGACCCCGAACGCCACGCCGACGCCACAGGAGGCGCAGTGAACCTCACGCTCCGCGACGCAGCCACCGCCCGCCGGGCCGGGACCCGCGCGCCCGCCGACCGCCCGTCCCGCCGCCGCTCGGCCGAGACCGGCCCCGGGGTCGCATGGGTCCGAGCCTCGGTCACCGGGCTCACCCTCGTCCGCGCCGCCGGCGCCGACGGCCAGGAGACCCTGAGCTTCGACGGGTACGCCTCGGTCACCGAGACGCCCTACGTGATGCATGACTTCTTCGGGCCGTACACCGAGATCGTCTCCGCCGGCGCCTTCGACGACACCCTCAACCGCGCAGACCTCGACGTCCCCCTGGTCATCGCCCACGACCAGACCCGGCGCATCGCCCGCACCACCAACGGCACCCTCACGCTCGGCGTCGACGACACCGGCCTTCGAGTGCAGGCGACCCTCGACGCCCGCGACCACGACGTCGCGTACATCGCGCCGAAGCTCGAGGCCAAGCTCATCGACGAGATGTCGTTCGCGTTCCGGATCGACGCCGGCCACTGGTCCCCGGACTACGAGGAGTACCGGATCGACAAGGTCGACCTCCACCGCGGCGACGTCGCGATCGTCGGATGGGGCGCCAACCCCCACACCAGCGGTGGCCTGCGCGCCGCCGCCACCAAGACCGGGCGCGAGCTCGTCAGCGAGGCCGACCTCGCTGCACCTCGCTCCCTGCTGGCCTGAGCCAGCCCGCACCACCCGTCGCGTGTTCTCGCGTCGCGCCGCGCCCTGCCTGGCCTGACACCGAGCGCCTGTCGGTCATCAACCACCCCTCTCTCGAAGGAGAAGACGATGACGCTCAAGCAGCTCATCGCGCGCAAGCGCAGCCAGATCGCGACGCTCATGACCGAGCGCGCCACCAACGTCACCTCGCTCGCCGAGCTCCGTGCCGCCGACAGCCTCGACGAGACCGGCCAGGCCCGGGTCGACGAGCTCCGCGCCCGCAACGCGGAGATCGACACCGAGGTCGCCGGACTCGAGGTCAACGTCGCCGAGCTCGAGGCCGAGCTCGCCGCCGACGATGCCGCGGACGCTCGCTCCGACGTGGTCACGGCGACCGGTGCCCCGTCGCCCTCCGACGCCCGGGCCCCGGCCGTCGTCACCAGCGAGGCCCGCACCTACGTGGCCGAGACCGACGCCCGCGGTGCCAGCTTCGAGCGCGACGTCGCCGCGGCGTTCCTCGGCGACTACGAGGCGCAGGGCCGCCTCCAGCGCCACATGCAGGAGGAGCGCGTCGAGCGCGGCGACCAGATCCAGCGTGCCGCCGGCACCGGTGCGTTCGCCGGCCTGGTCGTCCCGCAGTACCTGGTCGATCTGTACGCGCCGGCCGCGGCTGCCCGCCGCCCGTTCGCCGACGCGATCCGGCACCACGACCTGCCGGCGCAGGGCATGACCGTCAACATCTCGCGGATCACCACGGCGAGCTCGGTCGCCCTGCAGGCCGCCGAGAACACCAACGTGTCGGAGACCGACATGGACGACACCCTGCTGACCGTCCCGGTGCAGACCGCCGCCGGCCAGCAGACCCTCGCTCGGCAGGCGATCGAGCGCGGGTCCGGTGTCGAGCCGGTCGTGCTCGACGACCTGTTCCGCCGGTACGCGACCACGCTGGACTCGACGCTCATCAACCAGGCCACCACCGGCCTGTCGGCCATGTCGACGGCGATCCCCTACACCGACGGCACCCCGACCGCGGCCGAGCTGTACCCGAAGGTGCTGCAGGCCCAGGGTGCCGTCGAGGCCCAGCTGCTCGACCAGGCCTCCGGCGAGATGCTCGCCGTGATGCACTCGCGCCGCTGGTACTGGATGCAGTCGCAGGTGTCGACCAGCTGGCCGTTCCTCGGCCAGCCCGGCATCCCGACCCAGCAGGGCGGTGTCGTCGAGAAGTCGAAGTACGGCTCCGGTGTCCGCGGGCAGTTGCCCAACGCCACCCCGGTTATCGTCGACAACAACATCCCGACGAACCTCGGCGCCGGCACCAACGAGGACGAGCTCTACCTCGTCGACCCGCAGGAGTGCCACCTGTGGGAGGACCCCTCGGCCCCGATGTTCATCCGGGCTGAGCAGACCAAGGCCGCCAGCCTCGGCGTCCTGCTCGTCGTCTACGGCTACTTCGCCTACACCTTCGGCCGGCTCCCGCACGCCCAGAAGGTGAACGGCACCGGCCTCATCACGCCGACCTTCTGAGGTCCCGCGTGACCCCCGTGGCGGCGCCCGGCGATCCCGGTCGCCGCCACGGTCCACGCACACCCCGATCAGCCCCCGATCAGCGGAGACGAGGAGTCACCATGAGCAGCAACGACAAGGCCGACAAGGCCGAGAAGGAGTTCGGGCCCGGCCAGGTCCCGACGCCCGGCCGGTCCGCCGCCGAGCAGCGCGAGCAGTACGTCGAGGCCCTCAAGGTCGAGCGCGCCGGGTACGCCGACCGCGGCATGACCGACCGGGTCGAAGCGGTCGACGCCGAGCTCGCCCGCTTCGAGGAGAAGCCCAAGGGCCGGCGCAAGCCCTCCTCGGGCGAGCAGGCCTGACCCGTGCCCGAGTACTTCACGCTCCCCGAGCTGCGCGCACTGCCGCAGCTCGGGGACACCGCCCGCTACACCAACGAGCGGTGCGAGGCAGCGGCCGCCTGGGCGGTCAGCCTCATCGAGCGTGAGGTCGGACAGGTCTCCTTCGTCCACCGCGAGCACACCGAGACCCACGACGGCGGCCGCGACGTCATCGTGCTCGAGCAGCCCTGGGCACAGAACACCGCAGCTCTCGTCGCAACCGAGGACGGCACCGCGGTCACCGACCAGTTGCGCATCAGCTCCGGCGTGCTCCGCCGGTTCTCCGCTGGCGGCTACGTCCCCCGCGCGTGGTCGCCCGGAATCGGGAACGTCGTGGTCACCTTCGAGGCCGGCTACACCTCCGTGCCGCCCGGAGACATCAAGGAGGCCGCGTTGCAGCTCACCCGCGAGCGGCTCCTCGACACCAACTCCGACGTGTACGGCGACGCCCGCACCGTCGAGCTGGTGAACGAGATCGGCGGCACCTCGCGCCGCGGCGAGGTCGACGAGGACCACCCGACCGGTATCCCGACCATCGACAGCGTCATCGTCGGCTGGCGGCGCAAGCTCGACGTGTTCGGGTTCGCCTGATGGCCGTCGCGCAGACCGTCGCGCCGCAGGTCCGGAAGGCTGTCATCGACGGCGTCAGAACGCACCTGGGCGCGCTCGACGACTTCAACGGCACGACGTCGCCGGAGCAGAACGTCGAGGTCTCCTACGGCTTCACGTTCGGCTCGAACCGCGCCGAGAAGGTCTA